AAGTCTGGATTGCTGACATCTATTGGCTATGGTGATCGATCTTGGGAGAGCTTTCTAGAGCGGCTTCATCGTCACGGTATTGAGTACTTGATCGATGTCCGCTCACAACCGAGATCACGCCAACCTGAGTTTAACGATGAAGCCCTGCAAATTTTACTCAAGCAGGCTGGTATTCGCTATATTTTCATGGGCAATAAGTTAGGCGGTAAGCCTGATGATCCATCATGCTATGTTGATGGAAAAGTTGACTACGCACGATGCGAGCAGCGCCCTGCGTTTCGATCTGGTCTTGAACGCTTACGAACTGCCCTCGCAGGAGGCCACCGCGTTGCAATTATGTGCAGTGAGCTCGATCCGGAGCGGTGCCATCGGTCAAAATTAATCGGTCAGGCGCTCCAGAAAGAAGACACTGAGTTAACACACATAGATCGCGATGGCGAGCGTGTCTCTCAGCAAGTTGTAATAGAGCGGATTACCAGAGGTCAGGGCGCGTTGTTTGGTCAGTCATTCACATCGATCGGGCGTTATGAGCCGGAGTCATTGGAGGGGATGCAGTAGTGGCAGCTGAAGTTCTTATGTCGATCGGTGTCTATGGCTTCTCCGAAGATTCCTTCTTCGAAGCGTTGCAGAGAGAACAAGTTGACTGTTTCTGTGATGTGCGCGCACGGCGAGGATTGCGAGGTTCGCAGTACGCATTCGCCAACTCCAAGCGTTTGCAGAGTCGCCTGGCATCGCTCAATATCACATATATGCATGTGAAAGAACTCGCTCCATCCTCAGCAGTGCGTGATGCCCAGCACGACGAGGACGCTCGACAAGGGGTAGCAAAGCGCAGCCGAACGGAGCTTGGGGCAGCGTTTGTGAATCGATACATCCAAGACAATCTGATCGACCTCGACGCTTGGGCATTGCTTAAGACCACGCTGAGTGATGCGCGTCGCCCGGTTTTTTTCTGTGTAGAGCGTGAGCCTAAGGCTTGCCATCGATCACTGCTCGTGAACGAACTTGCGAAACAAACCGGCCTACCTATGGAGCACATCATGCCATGATCGTCGTTATTGCCGCAAAGACACGCATGTGGGACGGGGTTTGCATCGGAGGCATCAATGAAGAATCCGGTGAGTTGATCCGCTTACTGCCGAAGGCCGGCGCCCATGGATGGCCGAAATCAACAATGATTGAAGTCGGCGATATTTGGCAAGTCCGGGCGACCCCAGTTGAATGTAATCCTCCCCATGTCGAAGACTATGTGGTCAACCTTGAAGAAAAGGTCGGGGAGATGAGGACTATGCGGGCCTTTGTCACAAACCGGCATGATCCATGGATCGGCGACCCGCATGTGCTGTTTGATGGGCTGATTCGATTTACCGCTCGAGGCCGTGGATTCATATCAAAGCGATATGGTGTGCCTCGCAACAGTGTGGGTTTCTGGATGTCGCCCTCGCCACTTAAGCTCGTCATGATCTATGGCAAGCCCTACTACACGGCTGTGGGTATCACGCCACCCATTGCAATTAAATATGTTGGAGTAGGAAAGCCAGAAGAAGAACTTCCAGCTGGCCGTGTAATTCGGCTATCCCTCGCACGGTGGTGGTCGCCTACTGATGCGCCAAATATGGAGCTTCGCTGCTACTTGCAGTTGTCTGGTTGGTATTCCGACGAGGCATACGAGTCACGGGCTCAAGTAGAGCTGCTGACAGTATCGCCAACAGCTAAACCTGAAGAAGTACACGATGACTACGGCGACGATTGGGTTGAGTATGACTCAGGTGAATATGAAGAAGAGGATTGGCACGAGGAGTTTTCTCACTACGATGACTACAACCCATGGGAGGACAATGACAACTCATGGGGTGGTATGTTTATTTCGGGTAGTGACGATCCTCCGGGTGAGATATATGGCTCAGATTTTGGCGACGACTCATCGGATGATGCGCTTCGACCATGGGGGTTCTACTCCACGCATCATGATGAAGAAGATGAGGACCAGGACTACGACTAACAAACTCAAATCTAGGTACAAAGCATTCCAAATACCAACGCAGCAATATGTTTTCGAAGTAAGCGTAGACTAGACAATCTGAACGAGTTGCAGTTGTGCAACTCGAAAACCATTCATTTCGGCGTGATGATGATCCGCCCCGCTTATCTGTACGATATTACCTACAGTATGCTTCGCACGAATATCGCTCTGCGCCCATCGATAGGACACTGACACTTGACAAGCCAACTCGACATTTTGGTTCAGCAGTGGACAAGCGTTGGCGTTCTGTTCAACACGGCTCCTACGAATGGCGAGATTGATCTCGAGCGTCTGCTAATTGACACAGCCCGCAACACCGATCGAATGGCGAGGTTGTTTGTCATGTCGGCGACTTGGCTGCATACCTACGGCGATCTGATTGCCAAGCACCGGCTCAAGCGGCTGATCCGTGATGAACTTCAACCCGAGTACCAGCCGGTGCTTGGGCTGCTTCTTGATATTGCCCAGCAAGGAACGCACCCGCTGAAGTTCGAGACGATCATCAAGACACTCAAGCCAGCGAAGCAACCAAAGGCGATGTTCGCCAGTTCGAGGAAGAACCCGAAGCTCCGGGATCTGGCCAAATGCAAGGCGTCGAGTATCTCGCAAAAATGGAATCTCTGGTGCCAACCGATCGAGTTCAAGGACGACGCGATTCGCCCGGCCTCTTGGCTCATGCGGCGGCACCCCGAGTTCGTCACTCGGGCGGATTTCCGGGGTGATCTTCGAGCGTCGATTCTCGCGTCCCTACGGTTCGATTCCGACGCTGGGCACAGCGAACTGCGGCTGGCGGAACTCGCCGGGGGATCGCGGGCCCAGTTGCGAAGCGCACTCGGGAATCTGGAGATGACCGGGCGAGTCATAACTCGCAAAGCCGATGGGGCAAATCGGCGAGAAGTAATTTTGACTCGGGTAGGATGATGGTCTTGATGGCCAAGGCGACTTGTTCCGCATATCGTCCGGATAACATCGCTATTTCCGATGTTTGCGTATTTCCACTACTGGAAATTGTTTGATTTTGGAAATAATCCTTGATATTTGCTTGTTTCCATCGCTGGAAATTCCGTATAATTGGAAACAAAGGTGCCTCAAATGTCAAAACTATCCAATCAGCCCGAATCTAGCCGCCCACTGCCAAGAATGTGTGATCAGAGTTCGATTTTGAATTTGGACGAAGAAACGATGCTCGAGATGATGCAGAAGATCGCCTCGCCATTTGGGCCTGATATCGAAATTCAAATCATTGCAAACCACTCCACTCGTTCTCGATGGGGCTTACAGTTTGACTTGGAAGTAGCCGTGCAATGGGCTGGCCAATCATTCGACTTTATCGCCAATATGGTGCCATCGAATACACTTCGCTTGATTGAAAATGCGATGGGACGAGCGATACAGAATGCCTCGAAGTTTGGCAACCTACCAATGATCCTCGTACCGTATCTCAGCGAACGAAGTATGGCACTCTTGGAGCAATCAGGAGTCTCTGGGCTTGACCTCAGTGGCAACGGACTCATCGTTGTACCAGGCCGACTGTTGCTCAAACGCACCGGACGGCGAAATCTATATCCACAATCCCAACCCGCCAAGTTCATCTATCGCGGAGCAACTTCACAAGTGCCTCGGGTATTTCTTCGCCGAGCCATGTATCCGTCTGTAGGTGATATCCGAGTGGAGATCGGTGCTGCGGGTGGAAAAGTCGCACCTTCTACAGTATCCAAGGCATTGTCGCGGATGACTGATGATCTCATCGTTGAAAGAGATAGAAATCGAGTTCGCCTTATTCAACCAGACAAACTACTCGATATGCTGGAAAAGAACTTTACCCCCCCCAAACCAATCAGAATCATCCGGGCCAAACTGAGCGAATCGCTCAGTGAGTTCATCTTGCAAGCCAACGCCGGAACGGACAATCCACGAGTCGTGCTTTCGGGCGAATCATCGCAGAGCCGATATTCTGCCGGGATGCGTGCGGACAATCCCGTGCTGTACAGTTCTGATCTGGATGAGCTGCGTGATCTACTCAGTGAAACCTGCCAGTTCACCGACCGGTTTGCTGATTTGACCTTGGTCGAGACTCGTGACGCTACGCCTTGGCTCGATGCACGCACTGATGAATCTGGCATTGTGTACGCTTCACCAGTCCAGACTTACCTTGAACTCTCTGCCAGCGGCGACAAACGCGACCGAGAGATCGCAGAACAAGTCCGCGATCTCATTTTGCGAGAAGTGGAAGCGAATGTGCGAGGAGGCGAGTGATGAATGCATTGATTACAACAGTCTTAGACCTCGACGAGGCCCTTGGCGGCAATGCGGACTTACTGCTTGCTGGCGGGCTTGGCCTGTATCTCAGACAAGAGGACTTGCGGCAGAAAGGTACGAAGACACTGTTACCACTCACCAAACTTCCACCGGCAAGGACTACCCAAGACATTGATCTATTTGTTCGTGCAGAAGTCATTGCAAACCGTGCGCTGGTCATTGAATATCGTGCAGCTCTGGACGAACTTGGGTTTGTTGTTGTCCCAGGAGCCGAGTTTCTGAAATTCAGCAGATCGTTAGATGGTATCAATGTCATAATTGATCTCATGGCTGGGCCGCTTGGCGAGCATGAATCGAATGCTGTTGTTCGAGATAGCCGCGTTCGTCCACGCGGTCTAAGCGGAAAACATGGGTTTCATGCCCGGACAAACCAAGATGCACTCGGCGTTGAGCACGAACCTTTTCGACTCACTGTTACATCCGAGCCAGATTCTAAAAACAACACTGCCCGTTCATGCGAAGTGCTTATTCCTCGCCCGTTCCCTTACGCACTCATGAAACTCTGCGCACTCCGCGACAGGCTCCATGATGAAGACCATGACCAAGGTCGCCATCACGCGATGGATCTCTATCGAATTGCGGGGCTTTTGACAGAAGAGGATGAAGGAATATGCATGGCTATTGCTCAGGATTATAAATCCGATCCGAAGATCGTCGAATGCAGAGGAATCATTGAAAAACTCTTCGTGCCGAGCGATGGGCTTGGGCGAATTCGATTACTTGAGTATCAGCGTGCAAACCCGAGAACGACCCCCGAAGTTGATCCCGATTGGCTCGTTGATGAGCTAAAAAGGCTCCTTCAAACCGATTGATCGACCCTACATGAGAACGGGAAGTGTGTCCATTATCTGAGTTACAGTTGCGCAACTCGATAACTCACTATTTTCTGACAAGTTTTTTTCGGCCTGCATGTCATTGTGCAGGCCGTTTTCAATTGGTGAAGACTGCCTGAAGCCTACCAAACGAGTTACCACCCAAAATCATCGTCGATAGTCCATGCTCAACAACCGGCTGAGGTCAGCCAGGAGAGTATGGATGCAGCAGCAAACACAACAACAGACGCACGATGAGCAATGTGAACATGAACACCTAACGCTTGCACAAGCCGCCAAGATTGCGCCGGGTCGGCCTTCGGCCAACTGCGTTTGGCGGTGGTGCCGTGAGGGGGTGAAGTCGGCTTCGGGCGATCGCATTCGACTCAAGCACACACGGTTCGGGAGTCGGATCTTCACGACTCGGCAGTGGCTCAATGATTTTGGGCAGGCGCTGGCCGAGGCTGATGCGGCTCATTTCGACCTCGCCAAAGAACAAGCAGTTCAGCAGCAGGCGACTCGGCTGGGATCAAAGCAGCGTGCACGAAAGGTGAAGGAGAATACGAAACAGCAATCCGGGATGCAGCGTCGGCACGAGCAAGCGATGCAAGACCTTGAGGAGGCCGGGCTGTGAACACATCCGACTCTACTCCCCCACTTGTTCGCCTTGGCCAAGGCGATTACACACGCGACTTTCATCCCGATGATCTTGATCAATCGAACAGCAAGCACGACGGGCAACTCGATCTTCGATTCCTCACTCGTGAACCTGCCGAGTTCTACCACGCCAAAGCGAAGGACAATCTTTCGTCGCACTGGTTGGCGGAGTTTCGGCGGTGCCCGTTGCTTTACCGGCGCAAGCGGCTGGGGCTGATTCCTCGGCGTGAGAGTGCCGCGTTCCTCGTCGGGCAGGCGGCTCATGTGTTGATCCTCGAAGGACGCGAGCGGTACGAGGCGGAGTTCGCCGTGGGCGGGCCGATCAATCCCAAGACGGAGAAACCGTATGGGCCGACGACGAAGGCGTTTACCGAGTGGGCTCAGCGGATCGGCAAGCCAGTGATCAGCGACGATCAAGCGGCGGTGATTGAGCAGATGGCCGCGTCGGTCAAGGCGCACATCTTCGCTCGTGAGTTGCTGGCGACGGGTCAAGCCGAGGGCGTGGTTCGGCGGGAGTATGGCGGGCATCAGTGCCAGATTCGGCTCGACTGGCTTAACCCGATCGAAGGACGCGGGCTTGTTGATCTCAAGACCACCGACAATCTCGATTCCTTCGAGCACAGCATCGACACCTACGGGTATATCCATCAACTCGCGTTCTATCGGTCGGTCATCGGCGAAGCGATCGGGCGAACGATCCCTGTTCACATCATCGCGGTTGAGAAACGAGAGCCGTTCCGGTGTGGCGTGTGGGTGATCGACGCATCGCTCCTTGATGAAGCACAGCACGAAAACGAGCGAGCGATGGCGGAGTTGATCGCATGCCAGCAGCGTGGCCAATGGCCGACGCGGTATGAATCGCTCCGCAAGTTTGATCGGCACTCAAACCAAGAACCAAATCAGAAACCAGTTCAGAAACCAGCAACTCAACACAAAGGAGATTGAATCATGACACTACTTCAACACATTGAATCCGGCAGACAACCCAAGCCCCGACGGGTAATGCTCTACGGCACGCATGGCATTGGCAAATCGACCTTCGGGTCGATGGCCAACAAAGCTGTTTTTCTTCAGACCGAAGACGGGCTTGGCGAGATCGAGTGCGACAAGCTGCCGGTGGCCACACGCTACGGCGATATCCTCGCATCGCTCGCAGCTCTCTACAAAGAAGAGCATGGATACAAGACGGTCGTCATCGACTCTCTCGATTGGCTCGAACGATTGATCTTCGCCGAAGTCTGCGCCAAGCGTGGCGTTGAATCGATCGAGGACATCGGGTACGACAAGGGGTACACCTTCGCACTCACGCAGTGGCGTGAGATTCTTGACGGCCTTGATGCGCTCCGCAACGAACGCGGCATGCAGGTGATCCTGATCGCTCACTCACGCATCGAGAAGTTCGACAACCCCGAGACCGAGAGTTATGACCGGTATGTGCCTCGGCTCAACAAGCACGCGTCGGCGTTGATTCAGGAATGGTGCGACGAAGTGCTCTTCGCCACCTACCGCGTGCACACGAAGCACACAGACGAGGGGTTCAACCGCAAACGCACGCAGGGCATTGGCACCGGCGAGCGGATCATCCGCACGACCGAACGCCCGGCGCACATGGCCAAGAACCGGCTCGGGTTGCCCGATGAAATGCCGCTCGATTACCGCATCTTCGACGCTTTCCTGCGCGGCGAGAACCCGCTGCAATCGAGCATCGACGCCGCTGCCGAACCAACCGAATCAAACCAGTCAATCGCTGAACCAATCACCACACCAATCACAACCTCTCAAACACAAGGAGCCTAAACATGGCACATCTCAATGGATTCAATGCAAACGAAGTCGATCCCGCAGTGGGATTCGATCCGATCCCCGCGGGCAAGTACCTGGCGATCATCACCGAGTCGGAGATGAAGCCGACCAAGGCCGGAACCGGGCAGTACCTGCAACTGACCTTCCAAGTGCTCGACGGCGAACACAAAGGGCAGCTCGTCTGGGCTCGGCTCAACCTCGACAATCCCAGCGAGATGGCGGTCAAAATCTCGCGGGCTGAGTTGTCGAGTATCTGCCGGGCGATCGGTGTGATGGCTCCGAAGGACTCGATCGAGCTGCACAACCTGCCCTTGACTATCAAGGTCGGTTGCACGAAACGCAGCGACACCGGTGATCTCACCAACGAAATCAAGGGATACGAGGCCAAGGGCAGTTCGCAACCTATCGCTGCAGCACCAGCTGGGAGTACACCGCCGTGGAAGCGATGAAACTTCGGCCCTACCAACGCGACGCGGTCGATGCCGTGTGGAAGCACATCGCACAGTCCGACACCAATCCGGCGGTCGTGCTCCCGACGGGCAGCGGCAAGACGCATGTCATCGCCGAGATTTGTCGGGCGGCGGTCCAGGACTGGGGCGGGCGAGTGATCGTGCTTGCCCATGTCAAAGAACTGCTCGAACAGACAGCCGGAAAACTCCGGGCCGTCGCACCGGACTTACCACTCGGGGTGTACTCGGCTGGGCTTGGTCGGCGTGATCTGGGGTACGCGGTGACCGTCGCGGGGATTCAGTCGATCTATCAGCGGGCGCATGATCTTGGGCCGATGGATCTGGTGATCGTTGATGAAGCCCATTTGATCCCGCCCGACGGCGAGGGGATGTACCGGCGATTCCTCACCGATGCCCGTGACCTGTGCGACCACCAACGGGTGATCGGGCTGACGGCCACGCCGTACCGGATGAAGACGGGGACGATTTGTGGCGAGGATTCAATCCTTAACGAGGTGTGCTTCGAAGCCAGTGTCCGCGAGCTGATCGCGGGCGGGTATCTGTGCCCGCTTCGGAGCCGTGCGGGCAAATCCGTAGCTGATACGAGCGACCTGCATGTCCGTGGTGGGGAGTTCATCGCGGGCGAGGTCGAAGATTTGATGAACACGCAGGGGCTCGTTGATTCGGCGTGTGGGGAGATCATCGCATCCACACGAGAGCGCAACGCGGTGCTAATCTTTGCATCGGGGGTGGCCCACGGCGAGCATGTGCAAGCCATCCTCAAAGAGAAGCACGGCGTCGAGTGTGGGTTCGTGTGTGGGCAAACACCTGCATCGCAGCGTGACGAGATAATCGCTCGGTTCAAAGCGGGCGACCTGAAATACCTGGCAAATGTCAATGTGCTGACAACTGGGTTCGATGCGCCCATTGTCGATTGCGTGGCCCTGCTGCGCCCGACGCTCTCGCCGGGATTGTACTACCAGATGGTCGGCAGAGGATTTCGCTTGCATTCGGGAAAGGCCGATTGCCTCGTGCTCGACTTCGGTGGCAATGTCCTTCGCCACGGCCCGGTCGATGCGATCCGGCTTGCTGATTCAGACACCGGCTCTGGCGAAGCACCAGCCAAGCAATGCCCCGAGTGCGACGCGTTGATTCATGCCGCCTACGCCGTGTGCCCGGACTGCGGGCATTCGTTCCCGCCCCGCCAAGAAGCCAAGCACGAAGCAGCCGCTTCTGATGCAGCCGTCGTCACAGGCGATGAGGGGCCGACTCGGCACGAAAAACGGGTCATGGAGGTTGCGTATCACACGCACCACAAACGCGGTGATCCATTGGCTCGACCGACCATGCGGGTCGAGTACCGCGTCGGGTTCAACCGCTGGGTGCGTGAGTGGGTGTGCCTAGAGCATGAGGGCTACGCCCGTCGCAAGGCCGAGCAATGGTGGAAAGAACGATCAAACGAACCTGTTCCAAACTCTGTTGAGGACGCGGTCGCGATTGGCAACGCAGGATCAATCGCGCCAGCGCAGCGGGTGACGATCGAGAAGAAGCCGGGTGATGGTTGGGAGCGGGTGGTCGCCTATGAGCTGGGCGACAAGCCGCCACGACTCGAAACAACGGACGACATGCCAGAACCAGTCATTGCCTACGACGGCTACGGATTTGATCCCGACGAGGTGCCGTTCTAATGGCTCAAGCACCAATCCATCACAACGGAACACTGCGATATCATGCCGAGGCACTCGTTGCTGCGGGGTTGTGCGCCCTGCCAGCGATCCGGCGTGGCGATGAGAAGCGCGTCGCGTTGGCAAAGTGGAAGCCGTACCAAGAGCGGTTGCCCAAAACCGAGGAACTCGAATCGTGGTTCAGCGAGCATACCGACGCGATATGCATCGTCTGCGGCTCGGTCTCCGGCAACCTTGAGATGATCGATTTCGATCTCGGCGGCGAGGCGTTTGATGCTTGGAAACAAGCGGTCAACAAACAGATGCCGGGATTGCTTGACCGGCTGGTCATCGAAACCACGCCATCGGGTGGGTTCCATGTGGTGTATCGGTGCGATGAAGCAGTATCTGGAAACATGAAACTGGCGAGTCGTGTGATCCGGTAGGATGGGCCAGAGCCGATCACGATTGGGGCGAAGGACTACACGCCTCACAAATCCAGCAACGGGCAATGGCAGGTGACGATCACCATGATCGAAACCCGAGGCGAGGGCGGGCTGTTCTTGTGTGATCCATCGGATGGCTACAAACTCATCCAAGGCGAGTTGGTCGCGCCGCCAACGATCACCAGCGACGAGCGGGACATCCTGCTCGGTTGTGCATGGGCGCTCGATGAACGACCAAGAGAGATCGTCGGAAGCAATCAACGAGCCGCGACCGTGAGGGAGCGGTCTTCATCGTGTCAACCAAGTCAACCACTCCCTGACGGTCGCGGCTCGTCAGAATCGCTCCGCCCCGGCGACGATTTCAATGAGACCGGCAATTCGCGCGAAGTACTCCAGCGACACGGCTGGTCGCTTGTGCAATCTGGCGAGAACGAACATTGGCGACGCCCGGGCAAATCTGCGGGCACGAGCGCGACGCTCAAGGATCGCGTGTTCTATGTCTTTAGCACCAACGCCCTGCCGTTCGAAGCGGGCAAGGGATACGCACCGTTTGCGGTCTATGCGTTGCTCGAGCACAATGGCGACTTTACCAAGGCCGCTTCGGCGCTGGCAAACGAGGGCTTCGGCTCACTCCCAGACACCGACACCCACGGCGTTGATCTCTCGGGATTCATCACTTCGCCAACTCCCCCGCCAACGAGCATCCAATCGTTCCAGCCCATGCCCATCGCGGTTGGTGAGCTAGTAGATTCGTTCCCGTTGCTACGCCCACCGGTGATCCACGGCTTACTACGCGAGGGCGAGACGATGAATGTCATCGCAGCCCCCAAGACCGGCAAGTCTTGGCTCACACTCGATCTAGCGATCGCGGTCGCTACGGGGATGCCGTGGCTCGGGTGTTACGAGACGGTTGCTGGCGATGTGCTGATCATTGACAACGAGCTCCACCGCGAGACGAGCGCCAATCGCATCCCCAAAGTTGCCAGCGCCCGAAGCGTGGCCATGCGGGAGATCAGCGAACGGATCTTCGTCGATAACCTCCGTGGGCGGCTCCAGGACATCAACGCGATGGGGGGATACTTCGATGGACTCGAGCCGGGCCAGTTCAAGGTCATCATCCTCGACGCGTTCTACCGGTTCATGCCCCAAGGCGGTGACGAGAACGACAACGGCACGATGGCGAACATCTACAACCTGATCGACGCCTACGCCAACCGGCTCGGCTGCTGCTTCGTGCTCATCCACCATTCCACCAAGGGCAGCCAGAGCGGCAAGAGCGTGACGGATGTCGGGGCGGGGGCCGGGGCACAATCGCGTGCGACCGACACCCACCTCGTGCTCCGCCCGCACGAAGAAGAAGGTGTGGTCGTGCTCGATGCAGCCGTGCGTTCGTGGGCACCGATCGAGCCAGTCTGTCTGCGATGGGCGTTCCCCGTGTGGTCGGTCGATCACACCCTCGACTCAGCAGCTCTCAAGAACGAGCGAGCACGCAAGAAGCAAGAGAAGCCAACAAAGGAAGAGCCGCCAACATGGGACGCCCAGCGGTTCGTTGAGGCGATCATCACCGATACACCACGCAGCAAGGCCCAGATCCGTGAGCTGGCCAAGAAGGAGCGTGGCTTGTCGTGGAGGCGAACGGCGGATCTCTTGGAGATCGCCGAGGGCGAGGGGCTGCTGCACTGCTGGCGGACCGGGCAATCGCACAAAGCCGTGTTCTCAACCCGCCCACAGCCTGAGTTCAATTCGGATCTCAACCACGACCAGAACCCTGATCAGAAGGGGGGCGAGTCGTGATTCAAACACCCCAAACCACCCATTCTCGCTCGAGCGCGCACCCGCTGAAGCGCTTCGCTCAAGCGCTCAAGCGAACCCCGCGCTTCAGCGAAACCCCGTTTTCGCTCGAGCGCGCACACCCCCCCATACCCCCCCCGGGGTCGGGCGCTCGAGCGCCGCCCCGGCTCGCTGGAGCGCGCACGCTCGAGCGCTCAAGCGAGAAATGATCGATTAGGTACTCCCGGGCGAATCCAGGCCGGTGACGCACGCGGGAACAGCACCCAATATCGACAGACTTTCTTTCGCCTGTCCGGTTTGGCTGCGAGGGTTGCCCGTGTGGCAGATCAGCCCGGGCTGGCATCACTATTCGGAATCCCCACCCCTTGGCCACACAGCCCAACGAGGTACGCCGTAGGGGCACACATTGAACCACGCCGGGGCCACGGTTGGCCTCGATTCACTCACCCAAAGCACGGAGGCGCACGCCATGAAAATCGTCCAGAAGAACATCGCCGAGATCACCCCTTATGAGAACAACCCACGCCAGAACGAAGAGGCGGTCGAAGCCGTTGCTGAATCGATTCGGCAGTTTGGGTTCCGCCAGCCGATCGTGGTTGATGAGCAGGGGATCATCGTCTGCGGGCACACGCGGTTCAAGGCGGCCCAGATGCTTGAGCTTAAACGGGTGCCGGTGCATGTGGCCACCGACCTGACACCGGAGCAGATCCGGGCGTACCGGATCGCCGACAACAAAACCGGCGAGCTGGCCACATGGGATATGGACCTGCTGCCGATCGAGATCGCCGAGTTGCAGGAAGCGGGGGTTGATTGGTCGTTGCTGGGGTTTGATGCCGACGATCTGGCTCGGCTCATGGCGGGCGAGGAGGGCGTGGCTGCGGGATTGACCGATCCCGACGATGTGCCCGAGCCGCCGGACGAACCGATTACCCAGCCCGGCGATCTGTGGGTGCTGGGGAATCATCGGCTGCTGTGTGGCGACTCGTCGAGTGCCGATGATCTCGATCGGTTGCTCGACGGCAACACCATCGACATGGTCAATACCGACCCGCCGTACAATGTGAAGGTCGAGCCACGCAGCAACAACGCCATCGCGGCGGGGAACTCTTCGTTCAGCTCACCCGAAAAGAAGCACCACCAGAAGTTCGACCTTGCCCGCCATCCTGAAAAATCCAAGGCGACGCACGCCAAGATGCGGGCCAAGGATCGGCCGCTTGAAAACGACTTCATGACGGACGAAGCGTTCGACACGATATTGCTGGAGTGGTTCGGCAACATCAGCCGCGTGCTCAAGCCGGGCGGGTCGTTCTACATCTGGGGCGGCTACGCCAACCTCGGCAACTACCCGGCTCCGCTCGCGGCGTCCGGCCTGTACTTCAGTCAGGGCATCGTGTGGGACAAGCAGCACCCGGTGCTGACGCGCAAGGACTTCATGGGTGCGTTCGAGATCTGCTTCTACGGCTGGCGCGAAGGGGCCGGGCACAAGTTCTTCGGCCCGACCAACGCCAAAGACCTCTGGCATGTCAAGAAGGTCAACCCGCAATCGATGGTTCACTTGACTGAGAAATCGGTCGAGTTGGCCGTGCGATCGATCCAGTATTCATCGAGGCCAAGCGAGAATGTCCTCGACCTCTTTGGCGGCTCCGGCTCCACCCTCATCGCCTGCGAGCAAACCGATCGCCACGCCTACCTCATGGAGATCGACCCGGCGTACTGCGATGTGATTGTGCAGCGATGGGAAGAGTTTACCGGCAAGAAAGCGGAGCGGATTGCATCGAACGCTGACGCCGGAGAAACAGCCCCGGCGAGTGCCAAGGCTGAAGAAGGGGGCGGAGGATGATCCGTCTACTTGTTCGCCGCGAAGAGCCCGCGATCTGTTTTGACGAATCGGCTGTCCTTGCCCTTCTTGGCGATCTCGCGGATCATGGCGGCGTAGAGCGTCGCGTGTGGTGTCTTGCCGGTGGTTTGCCAACCCGCGGCGATCGCTCGTTCAGCGATGGCCTTGGCTTGGAGGGGCTCCTTCGCCTCGGCGAGAACCTTGGCGGCCAGGTCGAGCCCGCTGATTCGCTTGGGCTTGTGGGTGGTGGGCGCGTCGTTGGGCCGTGTCGCGTTCTTGGCGGGCTTGGCCTTGGTGCTTGCTTTGGGCTTGGCTTTGGTGACAGTCGCGCCCGTGTTGGCCCGTGTGGCCTTCTTCGGCGTCGCCTTGCTGGTGGTCTTCTTGGTCGTGGCTTTCTTCGTGGTCTTCGTTGTCATGTCATTTCCTTTCGTGGTGAATGTGCGAACCGTTTACGCGCGGTTCTCGATGATCGCCCACTTGGAGCGGATTGGTTCGTATTTGGGCGGGAAGACGGCATGGCCCCGGCGTTCGATCGCTTCGATCAGGCGGCTGTTGAGCTCGCCGGTGTTGACCCGGAACTCGGTGAACGCGGCGGCCATTTCGTTGGCGGCGTTCCGATCGCTCCCTCGCGTCACAAGGTGCTCGAGTTCGTTGGCCTTCTTGCCCATCGCTATGTTGAGCTCGGTGTACTTGGCCCCGGCCGCGTTGAGCAGGTCGGCGATCTGTCGTTGGAGCGAAGCGATCTCGCGGATGTCGTCGTTGATCAGGCTTCGCGGCGGGACATAGTTTTGGTCTTGGTCTTGGTCGAGTTGGGTGACGGTGTAGTTGGTGCCGCAGGATTGGCAGGCGACCGATTCGCCGTCGTCGTCGCAGATCAGGTTGTCCATCTCGCGTTGGCCGCAGTTGGGGCAGGCAAAGCATGGCGGGACAAGTTCGGCGGGGTCGTTCGTTGGGGTGTTGTGGTTGGTCGTCATGGTCTGGTTCTCCGTTTGGTGTTCTTTGGCGGGCGTGCATTCGCCTTCCGTGTGTCACATGAAGCCATGAAAACGGATGGAATGGAAGGCCATTGGGCCTTTATTTGCAGATGTTTTCGAGATTCTGGCAAACTCTGGGCGACATGTGGGCAAGTGATGCGAGGAGGTGCGGCATGACTCCCGAACACGCGCCTAGTTCCAATGGAACGCCCCGTTTGAACCCCGCTGCCATGACGATCGAAGACGCCGCCAAACTGCTCACCAAGGCGGGCGGTGTGCGCATTTCCGAAGCGCAGATCCGGGCGGACATCGAAGCCAACGCGCCGACAAACGCCGACGGCACGATCAACTTGGTGCACTACGCCGCGTGGTTGGTGCGGGAGATGGCGATGGGAGGGGTGACCATTGGCGATTGATCCGCGTCAACTCAGGCCGAGCGAGTTGTGCCAACTGCTCAACTCGACGCCGATGGGTGAAGTCATTGGCGAACGGCAGCTGCGTCGGCATCGCACGCGGGCGGGGCTGCGCATCGCGGCGAGCAATGAGCCGCAGCGGGTTGATCTGCTGCGCTATGTCGCGTGGCTCATCAATGAACGCCATAAGCCCAAGCCCGAAGCCGATGGCTTGACTGGCTATGACGCACAGCGCGAGCGGGCGTTGGCGAGGAGCAAGGCCCAGTCGCTTTCGGGACGGGATATTGGAGAGCTGCCCGAGGTCGTCAATCTCGATCGCAAGACGAAGGCCCAAACGAGCTTCCGGTTCTTCTGCGAGACCTACTTCGAGCAGACCTTCACAATGGCGTGGTCGGATGATCACCTCAAGGTTATCGCCAAGATCGAGCAAGCCGTGCTTGAGGGCGGGTTGTTTGCGATGGCGATGCCCAGAGGCAGCGGCAAGACAACGCTCTGCGAGATCGCGTGTCTGTGGGCGATCTTGATCGGGGCGCGTGGGTTTGTCGCGTTGATCGGTGCTGATGAAGATCATGCCGCCAACATGCTCGATTCGATCAAGGCCGAACTCGAGAACAACGATTTGCTGCTCGAGGATTTCCCCGAAGCAGTCTACCCAATCCATCAACTTGAAGGCATCCATCAACGCGCCAGCGGACAGTTGTTTCAGGGCACGCAGACGCACATCGGTTGGACAGCCAAGGAGATCGTGCTGCCAACGATACCTGGCTCGAAGGCATCGGGTGCGATCATCCGTGTAGCAGGGATCACGGGGCGCATCCGTGGGATGAAGCACAAGCGGCCCGACGGACAATCAGTTCGCCCATCGCTGGTATTGATCGACGATCCGCAGACGGACGAGTCTGCTCGGTCGCCTTCGCAGTGCGCCACGCGCGAGCGGATTCTTGCTGGTGCGATTCTTGGGCTTGGCGGGCCGGGTAAGAAGATTGCGGGGTTGATGACGATCACGGTCGTGCGTCCCGATGACATGGCTGACCGGTTGCTCGATCGTGATGTGCATCCGCAATGGCAGGGCGAGCGAACGAAGATGATGTATGCGTTCCCAAGCAACGAGGCGTTGTGGGCGAAGTATGCCGAGGTTCGGGCGGATGGATTGCGCAACGATGCAGGGCTCAAACCCGCGACGGCCTTCTATCGCAAGCACCGCGTGGAGATGGACGAAGGTGCGATCATTGCTTGGCCTGAGCGGTTCAACCACGACGAGTTGTCGGCGATTCAGCACGCGATGAACCTGAAATACCAGAACGAAGCGGCGTTCTGGGCGGAGTATCAGAACGAGCCACTCCCTGAGAATGAGCCCGATGATGAACTTCTCACCGCCGAGCAGATTGCCGCCAAAGCGAGCGGCATGAAACGCGGCGAAGTCCCGATCGGGTGCTCGCACCTGACCATGTTCATCGATGTGCAGGGTAAGGCGTTGTACTGGTTGATTGCCGCGTGGGTGGATGATTTCACCGGACACATCATCGACTACGGCACGGAACCCGACCAGAAGCAGCAATACTTTACCCTCCGGGGAATGAAACAAACACTCTTGACAGCATCGCCACGAGCCGGGCAAGAAGGCGCGATTTACGCCGGGCTTGAACAACTCACCGAAGCGATGCTCACCAAAGAATGGCGACGCGACGACGGGGCGATGGTACGGATCGATCGTTGTCTGATTGATGCCAACTGGGGTGCATCAACCGATGTTGTCTACCAGTTCTGCCGCCAGAGCAAGTTCGCCAATGTGCTGCTTCCGAGCCACGGTCGGTATGTTGGCGCGAGCAGCATCCCATTCAGCGAATACAAACGCAAACGCGGCGACCGCGTCGGGCACAACTGGCGGATTCCCAATGTCGCGGGCAAACGAGCCGTGCGGCATGTGGTGTTCGATACGAACTACTGGAAATCATTCGTTCAATCCCGACTCGCTGTTCCGATGGGCGATCCGGGTTGCTTGGCGTTGTTCGGACATAAGCCCGACACCCATCGACTCCTCGCCGAGCATCTGACCGCCGAGTACCGTGTCAAGACCGAAGGACGAGGACGAACCGTTGACGAGTGGAAACTCCGCCAACCCGGCCTCGACAACCACTGGCTCGATTGTGCGGTTGGAGTAGCGGTGGCCGCGTCGATGCAGGGGGCGATGCTCTTCACCAGCGATGTACGCCCCACCACCGCCCGCCGGCTCCGGCTCTCTGATCTGCAAAGGAGCCGACGATGACGAACCCTGACCACACGCAAACACGCCACTCCGATCGGCCGACCAAGATCACCCAAGGGCTCGCCTGCCCAACCTGCGGCTGCGAGCACCTCCCAGTCCTCTACACCCGACACCGACTCGGTTCGGTGCGAAGAGTCCGACAATGCCGATCCTGCGGCCGACGAATCAAAACCACCGAGCGAGCGATGCGGTGAATGTGATTAGATTGATCATCTTTACAAATCAACTTCATCATCCCCGATGTCATGATCAAGATCAGCCATGTCATCTCTGAAATCAAACTCCATTTGGATTTCAGTGCTTTTGTTCCAGTTCTCATTGAAGCTATCAACATCAACTTTAAGACGATGACAATCAAGTACAACACCGAATCTACGCTGCTGGAAAGCTGCTTGCATCTCTGGCCTAGTTGCCTCTCGAATATCATGCCAGAGAACAAATTGCTCGTGGCTACCGTCTTTCATTTCAACCATTCGACGCTCAGGGTGTTTTTGACGCACTTTCCGTCCCTGAGGATCTTCAATATATTGCTCCCTAAGAGCACGCTGGAGTTCGAGCTTGAGCATTTTTAGAGCATCTGCAGGCTCAGGCTCCCACCCCTCCTTCATCAACCAAGACGCAACTTCTGCGAGATTGATCGATGAGTTTCCTGTTTGCTTACGCCATTGCTCTGATTTTTCTTGAAGAATCTCGTTCTTCGTTTTTCTTTTTGGCTTTGCCATTTTTACTCCTATTCGATAGGTGCGGGCCCATCCCATCCGTCTTGAATGATTGCCTGTTTTGCATAATCGCGGACATCAATACTCATACCATTAAACTTGTCCCAGCTCACCTCTCCTCGATGCTTAAGCTGCCCAACAATTAGCGATGGATGAACTCTAATCCGGCGAGCAAAGTTCAAAATTTTGCGAGTACTGTACAATGGGGAAGTTCTTCTGATAAACGAACTTAAATCATCCTGAGGAACCAACCATGACGCAGCCGTCCGATTAGCTCTTTGTTCAACAACATCAATATGATCACTCTGCCGATCAATTTCTGAATCTGCAACAACTCCATCCCCTGCGATTATGTGAGCAATTTCGTGCATCAGTGTGAACCAAAAATTATCTAAGCGCCCGAACCTAGCTGACAGTCCTACGACGGGTTCCGATGTCTTGTTGCACCAGAGAGCACCACCATCAATAGCAGTGCCTTTAAGATGCTTCACCAATACAACTCGAACGCCACAATCAGCAAGCATCCCAGGCAATTTTCGTATTTCTTCAGGCTGACTGGAAAGCGCTACAAGCTCTGGTATGCAATCAATCAGATCTTTCTTCCGATACCTACTTGCATCCGTAAGCCTTGAGACATTTCTGCACCTGCACATCCAAGCCCATTGTGCCGCGGTGATTTCACCAGATTCACCTCGAGTTGATGATCGGGCAGCAGCTCTTATAGCGGGAACCTCGGACACATCTTCCACCCCAAAATGCTTTCGAAGCTCTTGAACAAGATCATCAGAGGAATCAGTTTTCTGAATCCACCCACGACGAACCATTTCTCGGACTGGTGCCAAATCATAAATGCTGGCACGCTCTCTTACTTCTGACGAAGACTCGTCATCTGAGTCCCTATACAATTGCCAAGATGACTCCAAGTTCATCCACAACTCAGCAGATGTGCCAAACGCTGCACTAAGCTTCTTCGCTGTGGCTGGCGTGATTGCCGTTTTCCCTTTTATAATCTTATTGACCGTAGGCAGTGGCTTTGCCAAAATTCGTGCAAGATCCTCCTGCGCCCAACCTCGCGCATCCAACTCCTCAGCGATAAAATCGCCGGGCGGGAACACTTCTGCTGGTACTCGTGCACTCACTGTTGTCACCTCTAGTGGTAATCTTCAATCCCTACGACCACAAGCGTATTGCTGGGATTACATTCCTTGATCTCGATGATGAGCCTCCATTGATCATTCAGTCGGATTGACCGTTGATGCCCTCTGTTGCCTCGCAGCTTCTCAAAATGCCACGATTTAAACTCATAGAAATCTCTCTCATCCCTTGCTGCCCGAATCCACTGAACCCGTTTTCTGTATGCCTTCACAATTGCTTGACCAAATCCTGCATTGAAATCAGGATCGGTTTCTAATCGATCGAAATCGGGGTCACGGAATTCGATTTCCATTAGTCATTCTACCACCCTCGGCACATAAAGCAAGTGTCTTTTTATGGCCTTGGCATAAAAGCATAAATTTCCTACTACATCCCCGTTTCTGGCCATATTTAGGCTATACAGCTGACTGGTTCACTGATAGAAACATGGCCAGCTCCCCGTCTCACAACTTACATCCAGATCTGTACCGATCTCGCTTGCGACCTTCAAATCTTCGGGATTTGAGCCTGGCTCGTGACAGTACTTGGTAGATGGCAAGGTCGAAGCTCCAACTTGAAACCCAGCAGCCCGCGATGCTGCCAGAACACCCAAAGCTCGGACTTGAGCTTCGGCTCACGCCTTGGGGTGATCGGGAAGATGCCGCCCAAGAAGCATGGCTCGCCAAGCTCGAAGGACGCAACCCCGCCCGGGCGGTCGCAACCTATGCCCAGCGACAACGACGAAGACGAAAGCGTGAACGCTCCGCCACCGACTGTGGCTTGGCGGCCTGCTCCATGAACTGATCCAAAAAAACTCACCTCACCCAAAGCACTCCCCCACTCCCATCATGAACGATCTCGAACAAACTATCCACGATAACGCTGCTGGCCCAAAGCGGGCGCAGGGTGATGCGGGGAGTGTGGAGCAACATTCGCTCAAGGATCAGATCGAAGCGGATCGGTATCTGGCGAGCAAGCAGGTTGCATCAAATCCTGCCAAGGCGGTTCGATTCACTCGGCTGATTCCTCCCGGCGCGGGGGGTGCATGATGCGGTGGGTATTTCGTGCCAAATCTGCTGCTGATTCGAGGCCACTGACCCAGACCAAGGGCGGCGTTATCCGTCGGATGATCCGTGCAGGGTTTGATTCAGCGGCGACCAATGATGGCAATCGCCGCCATTGGATGCATGCCGACGGTTTGAGTGCTGACGCGGCCGCATCGCCTGAGGTGCGACGAATCCTTCGTAATCGTGCTCGATACGAAACCGCCAACAACTCTTACGCCAAAGGGATTGTGCTCACGCTTGCCAACGATGTTGTTGGCACCGGTCCTCGGCTGCAACTGCTCACCGATGATGAAATCGGAAACTCCCGGCTCGAACATGCCTTCGCTGCGTGGAGCAAGGAGATCGGGCTTCCAGAGAAACTCCGTACCATGCGAATGGCTCGGGCGACCGATGGCGAGATGTTCGTCGTCCTGACCAGCAATCCCAATCTTCGTTCGCCGATCAAACTCGACCTTCGGCTCATCGAAGCCGATCAGGTGACCACGCCCGACCTCTCGATACTCGATGATGGAGCCGTCGATGGGATCGTGTTCGATTCATTTGGCAACCCGGTCGAATATCACATGCTCAAGGGGCATCCGGGCGATGCACGCACCGGATTCCTCGGGATCGAATACGACCGCGTGCCTGCTGAGTCTGTGATTCACTACTTCCGCGCGGATCGTGCGGGGCAAAGCCGAGGGATTCCGGACATCACGCCCGCGTTGCCACTCTTTTCACAGTTGCGGCGATTCACGCTGGCCGTGCTTGGCGCAGCCGAGACGGCGGCCGACTTTGCGGGCATTCTCTACACCGACACACCCGCCAACGGCGAGGCCGAAGCGGTCGAACCGATGGACGCGATTGAACTTGAAGCACGATCGTTGCTCACGATGCCCGGCGGGTGGAAGATGGCGCAGCTCAAGGCCGAGCAACCAGCGACGACCTACGCCGAGTTCAAGCGGGAGATTCTCAACGAGATCGCCCGGTGTCTCAACATGCCGTTCAACATCGCGGCGGGCAATAGCAGCGGATACAACTACGCCTCGGGTCGGCTCGACCATCAGGGATATTTTAAGAACATCCGTGTCGAGCAGGAACACCTTGCGTGCTCGGTGCTCGATCGGATTCTCTCGGCCTGGCTCGATGAAGCCGTGCTTGTTTCGGACTTGATTCCGCTCCGTCTGCGAACGCAGATTGCCTCGGGTATCGGTGTGTCGCACCAATGGTTCTGGGACGGCACCGAGCATGTTGATCCGGCCAAGGAAGCAAATGCGCAAGCAACCCGGTTGTCCTCGCACACTACCACGCTTGCCAATGAGTACGCCCGGCAAGGTCGCGACTGGGAAACCGAACTCCGCCAACGGGCCAAAGAAGTGGCCTTCATGCAGGAACTCGGATTGCAGGACGAACGCATCGAGCGGTTGACCCCTGCGGACAACAAATCAAACGGGGAGAACGACGATGAAAACTAAACACCTGCTCAATCTGGCGGCTCCGATCGAGCAATGGACCGAAGCGAGCGATTCCAGCAATGACAACGCGCCGAGCTTGCGCCGGTTCTCGATGATCGCCTACACCGGCGGGCCGATGATCCTCGCGGGTTGGGCACACCCGGTCGTGGTTGATCTAGCCGGGATGGAGATCGCGGGCGGGCAGATCAAGAGCCGCCCGATCCTCAAGGATCACAACCGATCGTTGATCGTCGGGCATACCGAATCAATCCGCATCGAGGGCAACCAGTTGCTCGTATCGGGTGTGATCTCGGGAGCCGGGGCGGTCGCCAAAGAGATCATCGAGAGCAGCCGAAACGGATTCCCCTGGCAGGCGTCGCTTGGTGCGATGTCTGGACAGATGGAGTTCGTGCCCAAGGGCAAGAAGGCAATGGCCAACGGGCGAGAGTTCGCCGGCCCGGTACATATCGCACGCAAATCGATGCTCGGCGAAGTGAGCTTCGTCGCACTGGGCGCAGATGACAACACGAGCGCGAGCGTCGCGGCTTCACGCATGCATCAAACCAACTCACAACACATCGTCAAGGAGGACGACATGAAATTCACTCAATGGCTCGAAGCAAAGGGGTTCGATCCCGAGGCGCTCACCGAAACACAAACGACCAATCTGCAGGCCATGTTCGAAGCTGAGCAAGCCCAACCGACCGGCAAGGAAGCTGAAGGTGGAAATGGTGCGGGTGGTGACATGGATGTCATCGCCCGTATCCGGGCTGAGACCGCCGCCGAGACCACACGCATCTCGGCGGTTCGGCGCATCTGTGCTGGAAAGCACGATGTGATCGAAGCGAATGCTATCGCTGAGGGCTGGGATACCAACCACACCGAACTCGAAGTCCTCCGCGCCCAGCGTCCAACCTTGACCCGTGGCGGCGTGCGCAAAGACGCGGATCAAGCCCAATCCGGGCGAGCCCTCGAAGCGGCCATGTGCCTGTCGGCGGGGGTTCCCGAATCGCAAGTCGGCAAGTGGTACGACGAGAAGACGATGAATGCGGCGGTTGCCCGAGATCTGCAAGGGGCCGGGCTGCACACGCTGATCTACGAGACGATCCACGCGGCTGGTGATTATGTTCGACCCTGACGCATCGACAATGAAACAATTCGCGCAGCATTCGCAGCAAACGGGCGAATGATCCAGGCAGCCGGTGGAGGTGGATTCAGCACGGTCTCACTTTCTGGCATCCTGTCCAATGTCGCCAACAAAACCATGCTCGCGGCGTACAACGCGGTCGAAAGTGTGGTCGCTCAGTTCAGCGCCGAAACCGATGTGAACGACTTCAAGGAAGTGACCCGCTACCGGCTCACCGGCAATGGCGTCTTCGAGAAGGTCGGCCCAGACGGCGAACTCAAGCACGCTGGTTTGAGCGAGCAGGCGTTCAAGAATAAGGTCGAAACCTTCGGGCGGATGATCTCGCTCACCCGGCAGATGATGATCAACGATGATCTTGGCGCATTCTTGCAAATTCCGCGTTTGATCGGGCGGATGTCCGCGCTCAAGCGTGAGGAAGCCGTCTTTGAGTTGCTGCTGTCCAATCCTTCGAACTTCTTCGACGCGGCCAACAAAAACTTCCTCGCTGGCGCGGACACTGCGTTGTCGATCGACGCGTTGACCAAAGCCGAGCAGGTGTTCCTTGATCAAACCGATTCGGAAGGCAAGCCCGTCTTGCTCTCGCCATCGGTGCTGCTGGTGCCTTCGTCGCTCAAGGTCTCGGCGCAGGTGCTGATGACCGAAACCCGGGTCAACGAAGTCACCGACACCAACAAGCCCAAGCCAGCGGTTAATCCGCACGCGGGCAAGTGGAATCCGGTCGCCTCGCCGTACCTCAACGCTCAGGGAATCACCGGCGGCAGCCCCAAGGCGTGGTATCTGTTGGCCAACCCAGCCGATGTCGCGGCCATCGAGATCGCGTACCTGCGCGGCAAGCGCACACCCACGATCGAATCCGGCGAGACCGATTTCAACACACTGGGCATGCAGTGGCGTGGCTACTTCGACTTCGGCGTGGCGATGCAAGACCACCGCGCAGCGGTCAAGAGCAAGGGCGAGGTGTAAGCCATGAAACAAAGCAGGATTGACCCATGTCCCAGTTTCCAGAAGACAATCAGATCGATAGCCACCAGCTCATCGATGAGGAGAACACAATCATGACCGCAACATACATCCATGAAGGCAACTCGATCGACTACACCCCAACGGCGGATGTCGTCGCGGGCCAAGTCGTCGTCCAAGGCGAACTCGTCGGCGTCGCCAAGCTCAACATCAAAGCCAATGCGCTCGGTGCGTTGGCCGTCACCGGTGTCTTTGACTTCCCTAAAGCCACCGGCGCGAGCACGGCGATCGCCGAGGGGCTCGATGTGTACTGGGACGACACTGCCAACGAAGCCACGGTGGACAGTGCGACCGGTGCGAACAAACGCATCGGACGAACCCTCGCAGCGGCTGGCGACAACGACTCGGTTGTCCGTGTGCGGATGAGCCAATAGGAAGGAATCGTCATGGCGGACATGCTCGAACAAGGCGTAAGCTGGCTTGACGACCAGCGACACCTGCACATGACGCGATCGGTGTCGTATGGGCGTGGTGCGAGCACCGTGGCGGTTCAAGCGACGGTTGGGCGGACGGTGTTCGAGCAGGCGGATGAGTACGGCATCGTCCACAAGACGGAGAGCCGGGACTACCTGATCCGCACGAGCGACCTTGTGCTCGACGGACAAGCCACACTGCCCAAACGCGGCGATCTGATCCGCGAGATCGATGGCAGCACCACCGTCGTCTACGAAGTTCTCTCACCCGGCGACGAACCCGTCTTTCGCTATTCCGATCCGTACCGCAAAGCCCTCCGCATCCACACCAAGCACATCGCCACAGAGACGAACCCATGAGCCAGATCAGCACACAACATCAACCAAATACCTCACCATCGAACGGACGGGTTCGTTGGGCGGGGATTGGCTTGACGGCCTTGATCGGTGTCTTGGCGTTGACCGTTCAATGGGGCGTGGTCACCACCAAGCTCGATCAGGTTGTCCGGCAGCTCGACGGTTTGACCGTTGAGATTCGGAGTTTGCGTGGCGATCTGGTTTCGATCGAACGACGGGTGTCGTACCTCGAAGGCCGATTCAATGGGCGCTCACACGCCCAGACGGGAGACACGCCATGAGTGTGCTTCTTTTGATCGCCGACGCTGTTGTCGAATCGCTCAACGCCGCGACATTGGGCCAGGAAATCGCAGCCGAGCGGCACTATCAGCCCGTGTTCGATCTGCCAGAGATGGCCGACTTGCATGTGTCGATTGTTCCCAAGGGCATCGAAGTCCTGGCATCGAGCCGAAACCAGAACCAGCACGACTACGCGATCGATATCGGCATCCAGCAGAAGGTCGCTGACGACTCTGAGGCGGATGTGTTGATGTCATTGGCCGAGGAGATTGCGGATCACTTCCGGCGTGGACGCGTTCAAATCGAAGGCATCGGCAGTATCCCGGTGCTCAAGGTATCGACCGAGCCAATCTTCGCACCCGAGCACCTGACCGAAAAGCGTGTATTCACCAGCATCATCACTCTTACTTTCAGGGTGCTCAGATGAATGCAGCGATTGGATTCCAAGTCAAGACTCGTTCGGATATCCCCAAGGTGCTCCGCAAGGCACGCCGGGCGAATATCGAGAGCCTCGGGCACGCGGGGGCGTCGATTCGGCTCACTGCCAAACGCAGCATCCGCAAGAGCAGCAACCCCGCCGAGCCGGGCAAGCCACCCAAGACCCGGCGAGGCCAACTGCGGAGTTCGATCCGATTCGCCGTCGAGAAGCACAGACAACGCGTCGTCATCGGGCCGGACTTTCGGATCGTTGGCCAGTCTGGTCGAGCACACGAGTTCGGCGGGCGATACAAGCGACAGCGATACCCAAAGCGGCCGTTCATGGGACCGGCACTCACCAAGACCAAAGACCGCCTGCCCAAGCACTGGGCCGGGTCGATCAGATAGAACCAGCAAGTAGGAGATCATCATGGCCATCAAACTCGGCATGGACGCCGTGCTCAACTTCAAATCCGGAGGCGTCGGCGGGGCCGGTGCATGGACCGAACTCGCCAATGTCAAGGATGTGACGCTCTCGCTCGAAACGGGCGAAGCCGACATCACGACCCGCGCTAACGCGGGTTGGCGGGCAACCGTCGGCACGCTCAAAGAAGCGAGCGTCGAGTTCGAGATGGTATGGGACACCGCCGACGCGGGGTTCACGGCCATCAAGGACGCGTTCTTCAACAACGCCGTGATCGGGCTGCAGGTGCTCGATGGACCTGCGGGCGAAGGGCTCGAAGCCGACTTCTCGATCACCAACTTCAGCCGAAGCGAACAACTCGAAGAAGCGTTGACTGTGTCAATCACCGCCAAGGTCACCTACGACGGTACCGCGCCTGCATGGATCTGATTGGAGATATGAGCGATGAAAACATTTCAAGACAACGCCGGACGCACCTGGACCGTGAGCATCACCATCGACGCGATCAAACGCGTGCGTGGACTGCTCGATGTCGATCTGCTCGAAGTCGTTGGCGGCAAGCTGATCGACCGGCTCATTACCGACCCGGTGCTGCTGTGTGATATTGTCTACGCCGTGTGCAAACCAGAAGCCGACGCTCAAAGCGTCAGCGATGAAGACTTCGGACGAGCAATGGCGGGCGACGCGATCGAACACGCGACCACGGCCCTGCTCGAAGAACTCGTGTCTTTTTCCCCGAGCCCGAGGGACCGGGCGAATCTGAAACGAGTCCTCGAAACAACCCATCGAGTAATGGACAAGGCGAGGGATCTGATCGAACAACGGATCGAGAGCGGCGAACTGGATCGGATAGCCGAGGAAGCACTGCAAAATCATGTTGGCGATTCATCTGGCAACTCGCAGGAATCGTCGGCATCGATCCCGCCGCCCTGACCCTGCGTGAACTGGCTGCAATGGCCGAGGCGAAGCAACGCGACGAATGGGCACGCACGAGTTCGCTCATGGCCCTGATCGCCAACGCCAACCGTGATCCTAAGAAGCACCGAGCGTTCAGGCCGAACGACTTCGATCCGTTCGCCGTGACACACAAACCCAAACAGAAGGTCGATGTGAGCATTCTCAAAGACATCTTCATCGACGGCAAGCATTCATACCCACCAACCCCCCACAACACCACTCGCAAGGAGGCGCACCCATGCAACACCGACACTACTCCTACGGCTTCGCACTCATCATGATCACCCTCGCACTCGGGGCATGCTCCGGATTTGATCTCGGCGACATCGTCCGGGTCAAGACACCCAACCGTGTTCAACAATCAACTGGATTGGCAGCGACCACTTCGCTCAACGAAGCCGAAGCCGAATACCGGGCATGGTTCGAGGAAACACAACGCACCGGCTCGCAGTGGAAGTCCAACATCGAACGGGCAGGCGAGATCCGGGGCATCTTCAGCCAACTGACACTCTCGGCCCTTGATCAGCTCGGCCCAACCGTCGCAGGCATCCCCATGCTCGGCCCAGCACTTCCCGCCATGACCGGCCTCGTCGGACTCTTCCTCGGAACTGGACGGCTTCGCAAGGAGAAGGAATCGTCGTTCAACAAGGGGATGAAGGAAGGGCGGGTCGCTCCACCGACCAACCCTACTCCACCATCGGGCATCATCAACACCTGATCGGAGCATCGCATGGCATCCGCACGCGGCATCCGAGCAGGGGCGGCCTACATCGAGCTCTACGCCAACGACAACAAACTTGTCCGCGGGCTCAACCGCGCCCAGAAACGACTCAAGGCGTTCGGTTCATCGGTGCAGCGGATCGGCGCACGCCTCACTGGTATCGGTACAGGACTCGCGGCAGGCTTTGCCATATCGACCCGTGTGTTTGCCGGATTCGATGACCGGATGCGTCAGGTGCGAGCGGTTACCGGGGCGACTGAAGCACAGTTTCAGTCACTCCGCGAGGAAGCCAAACGACTCGGGCGAACGACTTCATTCACAGCCGGGCAAGTCGCTGAAGCTATGACCGAACTTGGTCGAGCAGGATTCAAACCAGAGGCAATCTTGAGAAGTACCGAAGCCGTGCTGGCCTTGGCCCGCGCGACGAGCACCGACCTTCCCCGAGCGACCGAGATCGCAGGCGCGGCCTTGCGTGGGTTCAATCTTCCCGTTGCCCAAATGGCCCGCGTGACGGATGTGCTCACTGCGACGGCCAACGGCAGCGCCCAGACGCTCGAAGATTTGTTCGAGGCCATGAAGCCCGTCGCGCCGATCGCCGCCGAGGCGGGCGCGAGCATTGAAGAAACCGCCGCCGCGATCGCGGTGCTCGCCAACAACGGCATCAAGGGCTCGCTCGCGGGCAACGCACTGGCCCGGGCCTACAAGAACCTCTCCAATGAATCCAAGCAAGCCGATCTGCGGAAGATTGGTATCGAAGCCGTCGATGCTCAGGGCAACCTTCGCCCGCTCGCCGACATCCTCAACGACCTGGCCAAGGCGACGAAAGGCCTCGGCTCTGCACAGCGATTGTCCATCTTCGAGACGCTGTTCGGTCGTGGGCAGGCGGCTGCTCTCAAACTCGCATCATCCGCCGAGGCGTTCGACGAACTCCGTGACAAGATCACCAACTCCGCTGGGCTGGCGGTCAAGACAGCCGAGGAAATGGATGCAGGCATCGGCGGCTCGTTCCGTAAGTTGCTCTCGGCGGTCGAAGGCGTCGCCATTGCCATCGGCGAGGCGATCCAGAAACCAGTCCGCCGAGCAGCCGATGCGATCACCAAGATTTCGGGTTGGATCACCAATCTCATCAACCAGAACCGTCAACTCGTCGTCACAATCCTCAAGGTGACCGTCGCCGTGATCGGGATTGGTATCGCGTTGGTCATCGCCGGGGTTGCGATCGTTGCCATTGGTGCGGTGTTCGGTTCGCTCGCCGCGATCATCACCGGCGTCGGCGCAGCGATCGGGATCATGGGCACGGTGCTCGCCGCATTGCTCTCGCCGATCGGGCTGGTTGCCGCAGCGGCGATCGGTATCGGTGCCGCCATCCTGACCTCAAGCGGTGCGGGCGGTGAAGCGTTGTCATGGCTCAGCGAGCAGTTCGGCAAACTCAAAGAAACCGTCACCAAGGTCGTCGGCGGAATGTCTGATGCATTGGCTGCTGGTGATGTCGCACTGGCTGCCCAAATCCTCTGGCTCTCGCTCAAACTCGCATGGGAGCAAGGCATCGCCGTGATCAATCGGGCATGGCTTGAAGCCAAACGGTTCTTCATCTCCACCGCACAGCAGATGTGGTTCGGAGCATTGGCGGCCGCCCAGATCGGTTTACACGCCATCGAGGTTGCGTGGATCGAAACGACGGCCTTCCTCTCCAAGACATGGACAAACTTCGCCAGCGGGTTCAAGAAGATATGGGAGACGGCGACCTCATTCGTCGCCAAGCGGATGCTTGAAATCCAAGGATTGTTCGATTCAACGCTCGATGTCAAGGCCGCCAAACAGGGCATCGATGACCAACTCGAAGCCCGGCTCAACGAGATCGAATCGCAAACCAAGCAGGCACTCGCCAATCGTGAACAGAGCCGAAATCGTCAACGGGATCGATCATCAAACGAAAACGAAGCCACGCTCGCCGAGATCGGTCGGCAGTTCGAAGAAGCCCAGAAGAAGCTCGACGACCGCACCAACTCCAAGATCGAAGCGACCCAGCAAGCATTGGAAGAAGCCCGCAAACAACTCGACGAAGCGATTGCTGAAGCTGCCAAGAAACGAAGCGAAACCGACACCGGCGAATCATCAACCAGCTCCATCGACGACCTCATCGCCCGCATACAAAACCAGCTCGCCGGACTCGGCGGCACACTCCGTCAATCCGGTGTGGTCACCCGAGGCACCTTCAACGCACTGGCTGTCCAGAGCCTTGCAGGTAGTGATCCAATCGCCGAACGCACCGCCAAGGCCAGTGAACAAACCGCCAAGAACACCAAACAACTCGTCACCGCATCACAAACTGGAGGGTTGTCCTTTGCGTAACACTATTGCCGTCCCACATTCGGGGCATACTTCATCAATATTGCTTGTGAGGTCATATCCGCATTTGAGGCATCGGCCATCTCGCCTGCGACGCTTTCGGCGAAGCTCTGGGTATCCAAGGACACCGATTCCAAGCATGCTGCCGCCAAGTGCAAGACTCCACAGAGGAATTGCCATCACTACAACACCTCCCGTCGATCCACGATGCAATGTAAAGTCCCAGCGGGTCGGTGACCCATCGAGACCTCGATACCATGAGCTCGCCCATGTATCTGTTGGGGCAAATATACCCGGCTCAGCGACCCACAGTTTGAGCCGTCCGCTTCCAATCGCCCAAGACCAGTGTGGTTCGTGTTGTTGGCCAAAACGCCAAGGATCGCCACGGCTGAGAAAAATTAGCGTAATCGAGCCAGTGATCGCTACTGTTGTGACCGCGCCGCATGTTGCTTTGATAACTGAAGATAAACGAGGCATGTCGTCAATCTTATCATCTCTGATGCTGAGGGCTTCCTGATGCCTATCACCGTCACCGAAAAGTTTGAGAGCCGACGATCAACCACGGGCGACAACCCGTCGGCTGAACTCGGCTACACGGTGCGTGGAACTGATGATGATCTTGCTGCACGAGCCGCTGTTGAAGCCGCTAGCCCGACAACCTATGACAACCTGCCGCGTCAGGCGGTGGCCGTCGAACCCGTCGGGCCGGATCATTGGGACGCGACTGTGCGGTATGCGCCCAACCAGCAATCAACTCCGCCTCAAACCGGCGAGAGTGTCTTCAACTTCGACACCGGCGGCGGCTCCCAGCACATCACCCAATCCAAACAAACCATCGGCACATACGCCGCCCCGGGTTCAACCGCTCCAAACTTCCAAGGCGGGATCGGAGTGACGGCCGACAGCGTCAACGGCGTGGACATCACCGTCCCCATCTACCAGTTCTCCGAGACGCACTACCTCACGGCCGCCCAAGTGACCGAGGCGTACAAGGTCCTGCTCTTCGGACTCACGGGCCGAGTCAACAATGCCGGATTCAAGGGCTTCGCTGCGGGCGAAGTGTTGTTCCTTGGTGCATCAGGATCACGCCGGGGCACCGATCCACAAGACGATTGGGAGATCAGTTTCCGCTTTGCAGTCAGCCCGAATGTGACCGGGCTTGCCGTTGGCCCGATCACCGGCATCAACAAGCAAGGCTGGGAATACCTCTGGGTCCGCTACGCCGACGCCGAGGACACGGCTGCCAAAGCGATCGTCAAACGACCCATCGCCGCCTATGTCGAGCGGGTCTACGACACTACAAACCTAGGAGCGATGGGCATATGAACGGCGATCAACTAGGCAAAGTCCGTACCGGCGACCCGCTCAAGATTCCAGCGGGCGCGTACAACGCATTTATCGATACGGCCATCGTACATCAATCCCGCGAGCGCAACACGATCGCCGATGCCCAGCGCGAACTCAACCAACGCGGCGTGGTGCTTGTTCGCAATGACTCGGGCATCGAGTTTTCCGCGCACCACGCACTGGCGATCACCGGGGTGCTCATCGAACCCGACACGAACGACGATGAACGCACCTTTCAATCCCGTACACCGATCAAGGGCGACATCGCCAACATCGGCTCGCCGCCGATGGCGTTTGTGATTGTGCAGCAACCGATCCAGCCGGGCAAACTCGGGCTGTGCGTCATCAGCGGCACCACCCCGGCCCGCGTCCATGTGCTCAACTCCAGCGATTCAACCTGCGAACTCCGCGCGGGCGAGACGGCCCTTATATCAAGCCCGATCGGTGGCGCACCGATCCTCTGGAAAGAACCGGGTACCGGACAGCGTTGGGCGGTGATTGAACTTGGTCGCCCGTCGCTCGGTCGCATTACCGCGATCCTTGGCGCATCGCAACCCATCCCCACCGAAGCCAACCGCTGGCGATACCAATGGACCGAGGCCAAACTCGACGGCGACCCCGGCAGCGAAACCTACCTGCGATATGTACCGCTCGTTGGCGGGATCGGTTCGGGTAATGACCCATCACGCATGGCCATCAACCGATTCGAGGCCCATCACTGCAACGACTCCGTGCCCGGCACCGGGTTCGAGGGCTTGCTCGGACTCGGCCCAGTGTGCGATCTCCCTGGCGTGCTGCACAACTGCCCGCCCGCCCGTTCGCTCGAACCTCGGCTCGCCCCCGTGCCCGAAGGCATCACCGTCCAACTCACCTGCGAACGCGACTCGCTGGGCAATCCGGTATGGATATTTGAAGCGATGAGTTGCATCGAGATCGTTGATCCCGCTGATGGCGATCGCAAGTTCAACTTGCTCGCAGCCGGAGGTGCTGGATGACGATGGCACTCAACACACAACGCGCCCACGAACGCAGCAAGTATGTCGAGTTGGCATCCCGACCCGGTTCGTCCTATGGTTCAACCAATCACGGCCAACACGCCATCCCAATCGTGCAACGATGGAATCCACGATTGGTCGTGGACTTTGGCTGTGGCCGAAACGATTTCGTCCATCACCTCCGCCGACTCAGCTTCGACGGGCTGGGCATCGACTTCGCCTTCCCCGAAGCGGATATCGCCAAGCCCATGCACGCTACGGGCTTGCTTGATAGCGTTGCTGATGTCGTCACTAGCTTCGACGCGATGGAGCACTTACTGATTCAGGATGTGATTCCTGTCCTCAGCGAAATGCAGCGCGTCGCCCGCCCAAAGGCGTGGTTCTGCTTCTCGATCTCGACGCGCCCAAGCCGAATCACCGTGCAAGGCGAAAACTTGCACCCGACCGTGCGACCGAAGAGCTGGTGGATCGAGCAGATCAGCCGCGTCGGTGTCGTTGACAACCTGAACAGCCAATACATCACCGGGAGGTTTGCATGATCAACCGTCCCAATCAATCCGACATTACCGCACTCCAGAACGGGCTCAAGAATCGCACGCCTGCGCGTTCGGGTCTTCGGCTCTACACCGCCGACTTCGATTCCATTTCTATGGCCAACTTCTACCGAGGCCGGTCGGTGTTCCTCATGCTCTCTGGCCCATCGCTCAACCAACTCGATCTCTCACTCCTCAATCAACGCGGCATCGTCACGATGGGCGTCAACAACGCCTGGACTATTCACCGACCAACCCTCTGGACCTGTGTCGATGACCCGGGCCGATTCATCGACACCGGCTGGAAAGACCCCGGCATCCTCAAACTCGTACCAATGTGCCACCGAGTCCGTCAACTCCGCATCCAGAAACCCGACGGCGGAATGCAGCCCAGCGCCTTCCATGTCAGCCAGATGCCCAGCGTACTCTTCTACCGACGCAGCAATCACTTCGACCACGAACGATTCCTGACCGGCGATACCGTGCCCTGGGGAAACGATGGCAACCAGCCCGACACACTTGGAATCAAGGGCAAACGCAGCGTCATGCTCGTCGCCCTCCGATTACTTCACCACCTCGGCTTCCGCACGGTGTATTTACTGGGCTGTGATTTCAAGATGGCCGACGATCACCGGTATGCCTTCGATGAAGCACGCGCCCCCAATGTCATCCGGTACAACAACACGCTCTACGAATCGCTGACCAAACGCTTCGAGGCCTTGCTGCCACACTTCGAGCAGCACAACTTCCGCGTCGTCAACTGCTCACCCGGCAGCGACCTGTCCGTCTTCGAACGCATGAGCTATGAAGACGCGATCAAGCAAGCCGCCAGCGAGTGCAGCAAACCCATCAACACCACAGGCTGGTACACACCCGCCACCAAAGCAAACTGAGAACCGCCATGCCGACACCCACGCAATACTACTTATACCTCCCCGTCTGGGCAACCGGCCAAGCCCCAACCGGCGGCGGATCGAGCACGCTTTCAAGTTCGTCGATCGTGAGCACCGAGTGGAGCGGGAGTAGCAACAGCAGCACCACGCCGGGAAGCTCGGCCAACAGCACACTCGAAAGCAGTTCAACGCCGCCAAATAGTTCCGCCCAAAGCACACTCGAAAGCTCCGGCGTTGGTTCGTCAGCAGGCAGCAGTGCTGGTTCAAGCGGAGGCGGTTCTTCTGGCGGAGGATCGAGCGGTGGTGGTTCCACTGGTGGCGGCTCGAGTGGCGGCGGAAGTTCAGGTGGCGGCAGCTCGGGAGGTGGGTCATCCGGTGGAGGGTCTTCAGGCGGAGGCAGTTCAGGTGGTGGATCATCAGGCGGTGGTTCCTCTGGAGGCGGCTCTTCTGGTGGCGGTTCATCCAACTGCTTCCTCTTTGGCACACTCGTCACCAAAGCCGACGGCAACCGAGTCCCCATCGAATCACTCACCCCCGGCGACCTATTGATGTCTCTCTCCATCCCCGGCCTCGAACCCGACGCCGACTGGCAAGCCCAGTACGATTGGCGATCAGAGTCCGGACTCAATGGTTCACGCATCACCCCATCCCCCGTCGGCCAAATCACCCTCGGAACCCACGACGATTTCTATGTCATCAACCGCCGACTCAAACTCACCTTCGAACACCCCATGCTCATCCGACGAGCCGACGAATGGGGCTTCTGTGCCGCCGAACAACTCCAGATCGGCGACCAACTCATCGAGGCCGATCTGAACGAAGAACCAATCACCACCATCGAACACATCAACGCCTCAACCCGAACCGTTTCCCTCCACATCCCCGGCACCAACACCTACCTCGCCGAAGGCGTCTGGACCCACAACGACATAGCCAAAGCCGGCGCATCAAGTCTCGGCGGCGGACTCAGCGGTGCAGGTTCAAGTGGAGGCGGCTCAAGCGGCGGCGGTTCCGGTTCAGGCAGCGGCTCCGGCGGCAAGTCCAGCGGCTCAAGCTTCGCCAGTTCTTCTGGCGGTGGTTCCAGCGGCTTGCAATCAGCGACATCAATGACAGGCCTGTCAACGCTGGTGTAAGAGGCCGATTGCATGGGCACAATTACACGCATAGATTCTCTGAACAGAGCAATCCGCAAAGTCGTGACTGACATCAAGCTGTCAGTTTACCCGAACAACAGACAAATCCAACCAACATCGGCTATGATACCAACCGTATGTCTGTTAGCCGTCAAGGCAAGGAGAGTAGGCTCTTTGAAAATACCGTCATACAGGATCAAGCAAGCGATGTGCGACACAAAGGCCCATCTCATTTCAAGGCAGCCATGACCACACTCGAACGACAACTTGAAAAGGACTTTATCCAAAAGCTCCGTGGCTTAAAGTATGAGCACCGCGAGGATATCCGTGATCGCGCCGCTTTAGAAAAGAATTTTCGAGAGAAATTCCAGGCACTCAACCGAGTCAAACTAACGGACAGTGAGTTCAAACGCCTTCTTGAGGACATCATCACACCGGATGTCTATGCCGCCGCAAAAAAACTCCGCGAACGCAACAGTTTCACCCGTGATGACGGCACGCCACTGAACTACATGTTGGTCAACATCAAAGACTGGTGCAAGAACACCTTCGAGGTGATCAACCAACTCCGTATCAACACCGACAACAGCCATCATCGCTACGATGTCATCCTGCTCATCAATGGGATTCCCTCAGTTCAGATCGAACTCAAAACCCTTGGAATCAGCCCTCGCCGAGCCATCGAACAGATCGTCGATTACAAAAACGATCCCGGCAATGGGTATACCAATACACTGCTCTGCTACATGCAGCTTTTCATCGCCAGCAATCGCACCGAAACTTGGTACTTTGCCAACAACAACGCCCGCCACTTCAGTTTCAATGCTGATGAGCGGTTTTTGCCGGTTTATCAGTATGCAGCCGAGGATAACTCGAAGATATCTCATCTCGACGATTTTGCAGATGCATTCCTCGCCAAATGCACCCTCGGCAAAATGATCAGCCGCTACATGGTCCTCATCGCCAGCGAGCAGAAGTTGATGATGATGCGTCCGTATCAGATCTATGCCGTCAAAGCAATCGTAGATTGCATCGACCAGAACTGCGGCAACGGCTATATCTGGCACACCACAGGAAGCGGCAAGACCCTGACATCGTTCAAGGCCTCCACCCTCCTCAAGGACAACGATGACATCAAGAAGTGCCTCTTCGTTGTTGACCGCAAGGACCTCGATCGGCAGACACGCTTGGAGTTCAATAAGTTCCAGGAAGATTGCGTCGAAGAAAACACCAATACCGAGACACTTGTTCGTCGTCTTCTCTCTGATGACTACGCCGACAAGGTCATCGTCACCACCATCCAGAAGCTTGGCCTTGCCCTCGACGAAAACAGCAAGCACAGCAAGAAACGAATGAAAAAGGGCGAGCGAACATACAAAGAACGGCTCCAGCCGCTCCGTGATGAGAGAATGGTCTTCATCTTCGACGAGTGCCACCGCTCCCAGTTCGGCGAAAACCACAAAGCCATCAAGGCGTTCTTCCCCAACTCACAACTCTTCGGCTTCACCGGCACCCCCATCTTCGAAGCCAACGCCACGCAGAAGAAAATCGATGGCGATCAGGAGTCGATGAAAACCACTGAAGACCTCTTTCAGAAGCCACTCCACGCCTACACAATCACTCATGCCATCGAGGACAGCAATGTCCTCCGATTCCATGTGGACTACTACAAGCCAGAAGGCGAAAGCCCTCCCAAAGGCCAAGGCCTTGACAAGAAGCCCGTCGCTGAAGCAATCCTCCACACACACAACACCGCTACCGGCGGCCGACGATTCAATGCATTCCTCGCCACCGCATCAATCAACGACGCGATCGAGTATGTCGAAGTCTTCAAGGATTTGCAGTCCCAGAAGCAAACTGACGATCCAGAATATACCCCGCTCAATATCGCATGCGTCTTCTCCCCGCCCGCAGATGGCGATCCCAATGTCAAGCAGTTGCAAGAAGACCTGCCGCAAGAGAAAGCGGACAACGAGCAAGATCCCGAAGGCAAGAAGAAAGCCCTCAAAGAAATCATCGCAGACTACAACACACGCTACAACACCAATCACAAAATCAGCGAGTTCGATCTCTACTACCAAGATGTCCAAAAACGCATCAAAGATCAGCAGTTCCCCAATGAAGACCATCCGCACAAAGAAAAGATCGACATCACCATCGTCGTGGACATGCTCCTCACCGGCTTCGATTCCAAATACCTCAACACGCTCTATGTAGACAAAAACCTCAAGCACCACGGACTCATCCAAGCGTTCTCCCGCACCAACCGCATCCTCAACGCCACCAAGCCCTACGGCAACATCCTCGACTTCCGACAACAAAAAGACTCGGTCGATGCCGCCATCGCACTCTTCTCCGGTGCCGAAGGCGACAAGGCACGCGAAATCTGGCTCGTCGATGAAGCCCCCGTCGTCATCGAGAAACTCCACACCGCGATGCAAGAGCTCGAAGAGTTCATGCAATCCCAAGGGCTCACCGCCGCACCCGAAGATGTACCCAATCTCCAAGGCGACCAGGCCCGGGCCCAGTTCGTCAAACGCTTCAAAGATGTCCAACGCCTCCAGACCCAACTCGACCAATACACCGACCTCACCGACGACAACAAGGACGCCATCGAGCTTGTCCTTCCAAAGGACAACCTGCAAGCCTTCCGAGGCGTCTACCTCGAAACCGCCAAGCAACTCAAAGACCAACGAGCCAAGGGCGGAGATGAAACCAACCCCGAAGTCGATCAACTCGATTTCGAGTTCGTACTCTTCGCCTCGGCCATCATCGACTACGACTACATCATGAAACTCATCGCCGACTACTCCCAGCAAGCACCGGGCAGCAAAGAGAAGATGTCCCGCGAGCAACTCGTCGGGCTCATCCAATCCGATGCCAAGTTCATGGACGAAGGCGAGGACATCGCCGACTACATCGACACCCTCAAGGTCGGCCAAGGGCTCGATGAAAAAGATATCCGCGCCGGCTACGAACGCTTCACGGCAAAGAAGCACACCAAAGAACTCGCCGCCGTCGCCGAGAAGCATGGGCTTTCATCGGACTCGCTGCAATCCTTCGTGGACACCATCCTCACCCGCATGATCTTCGACGGCGAGCTACTCGTCGATCTCCTCGGGCCGCTGGACCTGGGCTGGAAAGAACGCACCGGCTGCGAACTCGCCCTCATGGACGACCTCGTCCCACTGCTCAACAAGCGCGCCAAAGGGCGAAACATCTCAGGACTCAGCGCGTATGAGTAAAAAAGAACACAAAAAGAAGATCAAAAGCAAGACCAAGCAAGCGTTGATACCCAAGCTCCGCT